AGAAGTAAGAAAAAAACGAAAGACAGTCTAAACCGTGTATCAACCTCGTTGGTCTAACGACTTTTTTCCTTTACGTAGATCCTTCTGCTTCTTGTTGTACTGCTCTAGTACTGGATCCTTGCCTCCATGTATCCTAGCTCTTTTTTCGCTCATTTCTCTAGATAAAGACCAGAGGTCTCCTACCGTACCTTTTTTGTCGCGAGTTTTATGGACAAAGTCCGCGGAAGATTCCGCATTTACATTTGTATCAATAGAGGCTTGCGGTACCGCCCATACCCTGTTCCACTTTGTTCCCTCGTCATCAATATATTGATGTTCCTCTGTCATTTTTTGAACAAGCTCAATAACTTGGCCCGAAGTGGGGTGTTGAAAGACATATAAAGGCATCTTACATGGTCTCCATCTCTTTCCAGATGGTATCAAACATAGATTGATAAGAGAAATTCGCTGGAATAGACAAGCCCTGTTCGTTTAGGGGGTTTTTATTCACGCGCTTTATTGCTTCTTCACATGCACTAATAAAGTCATCTTCATCCCAGTCGTATATCTGTCCTTGATTAAAGTCTTGCCCCTCTTTAAAAAATATTCCATCATACGCATCGATTTTTCCAACGGGATCTACCATAACCGCGTTCTTCTCGTTGGCCCAGTCTTTATAAGCATGAGCGTTTAGCATTACTGCATGCTTGCCCATAGCTACGCTTTGGAATTCTGGGAGTCCCCAGCCTTCTCCCCCCGACATACCTATTACAATATTAGACGAATTTAAAAAATCGTTGTACTCCGCATTAGTTTTCATATGCGGAAAAAAGGACATGTTAAAATACTTCTTATGTTCTAATGCTCTGGCTACTAGCTCGTTATTGGCTTGTGCGTCCAAAAAGGGATTAAATAAAGCACACTGCAAGAAATATTTTCTATTATTCCCGTACTTTTTAGTCCACGCTCTAAGAATCTTCTCGTGCCTTTTCCTGAATTCGAACTTACCGCATAAGTTAAAAACTATTCGATCATCTTCAAAGTACTCTTTATCGATTGCCTTGAAATTATTCGTATCAAATGCTAGTGGACAATATTTTACGTTTTCTATCCCCTTGGATAATAGGATATCTCTTGTATATCTTGAAGAAACAAGAGTTAGCGGCTGTTGTTTTAATATGTTAACTTCTACATCCGTTGGCGAATCAAGCTCGTAGAACGTAAACAGTAATTGTTTGTCAGAAACGCGACCAATAGACCCATTAATATGCCACAATCTAAAAGTGGGGTGATCACTAAAAACATGATCGCGTTGAAAATGTTTAACTGCCCCTTCGAGCCAGCCCACAAAGGCCTTATCTTTATTGCTCTGAGACGTAAGGTCCAACTTCTCACCGATAGGTAAGAGGGACACCCCGCATCCTCTTTCGTAAGCTTCCCTTAAAAGACCTAAGGAAACCTGACCGAACGAAACAGAGTTAACGGGGCAGTTAAAGGCTAATTTCATTAGAGAAGGTCTTCTTGTTCAGATACGCCCTCCACTGAACCTTCCTCGACCTGAGCGTTTCTCGGTTCAGACTTGTAGACTCGAAAATCTGGTTGATTCTCTTTATTCTTGTGTTTATTGGAAAAAATTACTACTTGCTGTTCCGTGCCGTCAGCATTCTTCATTTTACCAGTAAGGTATTTTTGATTACCGTTGTCTCTCTTCCACAACGCTCCAATTTCACGGTCCGACCATTCACTCTTATTTGATGTATCACTCATACCAATACTATAACAGCCTTCCAAGGCCCTGTCAAATAAATAATTTATTTTTTTTCATCTTTTTTCTTAATACCCTACGCCCTTTGGTGTGCAGATTTATAATTGTTTGCGGGGTCAAGTCAAATTCTTCAGCAATCTGTTTCCAAGTTAGCTTTTGGCTTTTGTTCAGGTATCTTAATTTAAAAATTTTAAATATCCTCTTGTCCGATAATTTACTTAGGATATCAAAGGCGTGCTCTACGTCATTTTTTGCCTCGTCTTTTGGGTCAAAATCTTCTATAGATTTTTTATTGAAGAAATGGTTAATAGCTTCTTCTTCTGAGCAGATATATTTGCTATTGTTTTTTATATAATTTAAACAGTGGTATCGAGTATAGTTCCCTAGCCAAGTAGAAAACTTCGCTTTCCTGTCTGTCTTAAAAGAGATTGCTGCCTTGTAAAATACGAAGTCTCTATCTTTGCGTATCTCGTCTATATTCAGCTTGCCGGCGAACTTGTTACAAATGGCATAAAAAAGCTTTGAGTGCTTGTCTGTAAGTAAAACAAAACTGTCGCTGCAGTTCTTATTTTTAATTAATTTAATTAAATTTAAATCCTCTTCGTTGCTAGTTTTTAATCTCGCCATGGTACCAGTCGATGAATTCTTTCACCTTACTGATAAGATACTCACATTCTAGAGGATTGTCATCTTTTATTTTTTCCCATTCTACTATAAAGTCAGCAGAACCTTTAAGAATCGGATCCTGCTTGGCTTCTTCAAGGTTTATTGGCTCCCTGAAAACCTTCTTCATGACTTTCTTGGGCCACTCCTTTTTGCTTGTAACCTCTTTCATTTCGTATTGGGAAACGTGAACCAGTACTCCGCCGAGACTCTTTTTTACCCAAGAGACTTCATCATTATCGTACTCACTATATCGTATATCCGTGATTACGGGGACATCTTCAGTCACGGCGTTATTAAGGAAACTTTTTATTTCGTAATCAAGCTTGTCAAGCCAGAAGCGTCCTTGAGTCCTCTTCCTCATAAACGTGCCGTGAAAGACCAAGAACTCTCTAATTTTTTCCTTGTCTTCTCTGGAGCATTCTAGCGGGTCTATGCCGTATCGCCTTATGCACCAGTCTCTAACATCATACTTGAGGGAGTCCGCCAGCGCAAAGCGCCTTGCTCTTATCTCGTTACTTAACAGATTAAAAAATAAATCTTTCCCCGCTCCCGCTACTCCGCTTATACCTATTACAGTTCTGGACATCCAGTCACATACTATCCGATTCCAAGTCAGAAGTCAAGAGAATACTTAATAGTAAAAGTGAGCTTTTTCGAGTATAATATATTATGCCTAGGTGGAAAATGAAGCCGAAACGAAAAAGGGGGAAACCCTACGGTGGTAATCCGTGGTATGGAGTAGTATGCCCTGCGATTAGCCCGCGGTTCCTAGATAAAGTAAACGCAGTTAAGGTTATTTCTTTCTGGACTGGAGAAAGAAGACGCGACCAGCCTCAAGGACCGGAGGACTCATTAAAGAAGCTAAGGTTTATAATGGAAAAGGAAATGACTTTAAATTACGGTGCACCCATGGACTTGATTATAGTTAATTCGATAAATGAAGAAGATAACGACTCAAAAGTAATAAATTATTTAAATTTACTAAATGGGAAACGAACCAAAAACGGAAGGGTAACTGTCCTACATAGAGACAACTACGGAATATCGTTTGGGTCGTTCCATTATGCCTTCAATCTATTTAAGGACAATTATGAATACTGGTACTTTGCTGAAGATGACTATATAACTAGCGTGAATAACGTGTTAAGTACAGCAATTGGGATTCTAGATAATGAAAAACCTAAAGTGGGGTTTGTTGCTACTTGTCAAGTATGTCCCGCGCGTGGTTATGCGCGTGGTGGAACAGGCGTAACCACGAGAGATATAATGTTAAAGGCTCATGGGGAAAATCTTCCATTTCACTCTGGCGAAGAACAGTATAGTTGGAGAAAGCACCAAGAGTTAGGGGAGAGGCATTTCACGAATAAGATTCTTCGCAAAGGGTGGAAAGTAGTCGAATTACCCATTCCTAAATCTATGATTTTTTGGGGATACGATCCAAAATACGAACAAAAACCTGATTATGAAAGACTATGGGATACGGAATTAAGCTTAAGAAGTGTAAAATAACATGTGCAAGTATGGTTTATTTATAAAGAGCCATGGGGACACGTAGATATTCGAGGACACCAAGTAGCCTCAGAGCTTAATAGTCGGGATGGGATTGAAGCACACGTGATTCACATAAGCGAGTTCTTACTTCTGATAAGGAACAAGTCTTTAGGTATAGTAAAAAAGGGATCCGTAGCGGTCTTACTGAGGGAAGTCTGTAGTAATCATAATACTTACACGGAAATATGGGATCATGGCTGTAAGATAGTTATAGATATCATAGATCTTTCTAGGCCCGCTAGTGCAAAGTGGAGATTTTTTAAAAGATACCCCTTAATTAATAAACCCGCTCATGCAATCATTTTTCCAAATAAATTTTACTTGAACAATATTAAGCACTGCTTGCCTATTCCAGAGACAAAATACAAATGTATATATCATCATATTGACCGGAGGCTAATTCCTAATACCAATCAAGAAAAAATAAATTTCTATGCATTTAATAAAAATGAAATATATGACCTTATAGGAGAAAGAATAAAACTTAAGGTATTTGAGAGTAGTGATACTTTTAGAAACGATTGGGGATCGACATTTTTAAAGAACTATAATTGCTACTTATCATTAAGAGGAGCGCTCGAGAGCGAGGAGTCAATTAGCGGTCTGATATGGTACTTCTTGAAATCGAATGTAAGGCTTTCTGTCGCAGCGGGTACAGATTCCGTTATTATTGCTAACAGAGAATGTGCTTACGAAGAGCTCCTTCCTCCTGACTACCCTTATTGGGTGGGTAGTAATGCTTGCTCGCACGCAGATCCAATTCACCCCCGAGGGGTAACATTTACAATAAATGAAATCTTAGACGCTATACATTACGCAGAAGAAACCTTTAATAAGCAAGAGTGGAATATAGCAAAAGATATGATTCGATCGTTAAAACCCAAACTCTCTCTCCAAACTATTAGCGAAGAATATTTAACTCTATTTAGGTATTTATGACTAAGGGCACTCTGCATTATATGGCGTCTGGGGGATTGGCTCATATGCTTTCAGGGCTTAGTTACGCTATGATTCTAGCAGAAAGGGAGGGTAGATATTTAATAATTGACTGCAAGAGACATAAGGCCTTTCCTTACGACTTTTCTGATTTTTTTTATATAAAAACAAATTTACAATATAGCGAGAACCCCAAGGACTGTACTCACGTAGACGTCCTTTCTTATAGAGGCCCGGGTCCGTGGCGGGCGTATTCAAAGAGGCCGTTCATAAGGGGATTGAAGGTCTCTCCAAGCGTGATTAATAAAATCAAAAGTGAACAACCCATAAAGGAAAGATACCTGTCTGTTCATTTTAGAAACACAGATATAAAACAAGATATAAATATTTTTATTAAAAAAATTAAAAATGCTCAAGAAAAACTTCTTATTAACACCGTTTATCTTGCTACTGATGACCATGAAGCGTTTGATAAAATATGGGCATCAACAAGAGGAATAAGATTAATAAGGAGAACCGAACCAGAAAGGGTAAAACACAATTTACACTACGACTCTAAAGACAAACGCAAACAAATATATAATTGCCTGCTAGATATGTATTTTATTTCAAGATCCGATTTTTTTATTAAGTCTCCCGCGTCAGGATTGTCCATGTTCCTTATTAAGATGAAAGAAAATCACGAAGATATATTTGACCTAGAGGGGGAACGGGACTACGCTGTCCGTTTTACTGAAATCTAAATTCCTCTGTATCCCAAGTTTTCTTCTATCTGTGGTATCATCGCTTGTTCCATATCTAAAGTGAAACACATATGAAGACTTGCATAGAGTTGCCCTTATACCCTGATTTCTCATCCTTCGCCAGATCTCATTATCTCCCCCGGTAAACTTCCTACTGGGATCAAATAAAATATCTTTTTCGAATTCATAATTCATGATATCCCTGTTGAACCCCATGAAGTGCCCTCCGAAGGAAGCTATAGTTCTGTTTTCTGAGGTATTTTTAATTTTATTTTGAATTTCTTGAATATTTTCGTATGTAAATAGATCGCTTGGGGCCCTACGAGAATTATATTTAAATAATCTGAGCTCTTTATATCTAGCTATATCCTGCTGTTCCCCGAGACTGCTAATCCCCTGTGGGTTACAAAAGGGGACGACAATCATGTGCTGCTCTAACGAGCGCTCCATGCTTTTTAGTGCGCCATCGGGGATAATAACATCATTATTACTTATAAATAAATTTTTGTACTTACCATTTTTAAATTTTTGATAAGCGAGATTCCAAGAGTGTGTTGGTCCGAACCCTTGATCTTTCGTAATTATGTTTACCCCATACTTTCTGGCTAGAGACGAATAGTTATCCGCACTAAAATCATCGATAATCAAAACTTCAACGTCAGGACTGTATTTAAATGTTTTTAATAAAAGATCCGTGTAGTGAATTTGATTGTAGGTAGTGATAGCTAGCAAAGATTTCATATCAACAAATAAACCAAAAAGGGGAAATAATCAAATACAGAAGTGTAATTATATTTATATGCCGAGATATAAAAGAAAAAAAAGGAGAGCAGAACAAGAGTTAGAACAAAGCCGAACATTAATGATAATACCATGCTGGAGCGGACGCAGGAGAGAGCAAAATCAAATCCATTCCCTATATTTATTAGAGTATATGTTAGATAAATACAAAAAGATAGATTTTGGCGCTAAAATGGACATCTGCCTTGTTCACCATATGCCTACCCCGACAGAATTAGAGTCTATGGACGAGTTGCTTTACCGACAATACAGAAAAACAATTTGGGAAGCAGACGGAGCGAAAACTATTAACGGAAAGATAATATTATTAGAAAAAGAAAATAAAGGATTTAGTATGGGATGCTTCAATCATGCTTATCAGCTTTTTAAAAATCAATATTCTTACTGGTTTTTTAATGAAGATGACAATTTAATTTTAAAAGACGATTTTTTAAAAAATAATCTTAACATATTGTTATCACACAACAACACTGCATGGATCGCCACAAATGGCCTTTGGCCATACCGATGCGGAGTGAGGCAACGATGGGCTATCTGTGGGTGTAATGGCCTCACAAGTTCAAAAATGATGAAATTAATCGGTGACAAAATACCCAGTACAGAGACGGGAGAAAAAACTATAAACCGTTCAGAAGTGTTTGGTGTCTTCGAAAAAGAATTGGCAAATATCATATCTGACCCCTCTGTATCAGGAGATCTTTTACCAAAGCACGAAAGAAGGGATACCTGTCTCTGGTTGTACAAGCCGTCGAAGCACCAATCCAAAGCTCGTCGGTGGTGGAGGTATCAAAGAATAGATTGGGATGAATCTTTTATATTAAATCCCAGAGAAGGGCACGAATCGGTTATACAATAACATTTTTCTAGAACATGGAAACACAATACCCCCTAGAAGGGGGCTTGCGTTATACAAATCATTTTTCTTAGACCCAGTGATTTTAAATACTGATGGGACATTCAGCGGACTTATACGCAACTCTTTCGAGGGCTATCTTCCCTTATGGGATGAGAAACTGTGCTGAAAACTCATTACAATAGCCTACCACAACACGCCGGGGTGATGCAACAGGAGTTACCTGTTAGTTTTTTTAGGATCGTATCATTCCTAGGCATACCCTTGAATATAGATTTCTGCCAAAAATCCTGATTCATAAAATCTCATCTCAGGAAAACTCCACTGATTGCTCCCAGCGAGCTTAAAAGAATTTCGCTTTTCAGAAAGTTACTCGAGTTCCTGATTTAAGTCAACATCTTTCTCTGCGTCTTTTGTTAAATAATTACAAATGTACAATAAGTTCTTTATGTCTTCTTCGGATATTTCAGCTGGATTACACATGTCTTTATCGTTACCAATTATTTCGCAGAATTTATTTATTACCGTAGACATTATCAACGAAGTGTCTGAACTGATTGAAATTGTTTGGGGATACATCAGAAAAGACCTTTGCAAAACCCAGTACTCTTCGTCACCCACCCTAGCCTTTTTAATCATCTCCCCCTTTTCGAAATCACTTAGTGCGCATAAAAACGCAGCCCTGTCTCTGCTCGGGTGCTCAGTAATAGTTACAATTTTTATGAAGTCCTTTTCTAACGAAAAAGAATGATTTTCTGAAAACCAATTGTAAAGATGTCCAGAGGCTTCGAGTACTGTCATTACCTCATTATAACCCATGCAAAATAAAATTGCAAAAAAAGTTGACTTAATCCCAGATATGTCGTACCTTTACAACATATGAATACATATACGGATACTCAAAATAACTTAACTGAAAATGTTTGCGCCCCGTCTCGAAAGCGAACTCGAGGACGCCCGAAGCAAGAGATCTCTTGGCCGCAAGGGGAATTTACCTTTGATTCTCTCAAGGAGTCTAATGTTTTATCTGCGTCTTCTATTCGTAAAAAGATGAGGGCAGAACTAGTAAGAGGGGGAATTCTAAAAGTAGCTACCCTCAAGACCGCCTTTGGCAGACCCTTAAACGTTTATAAAAAGAACGAAGCTTAATTGTGTCAAGGATCAGCTGGGCAGAATATGCGCTAGAGCTAGCGAAAGTCGCAGCTAAACGTAGCGAAGATCCCCATGTGCAAGTGGGCGCATGCGCATTAAGGGAGGATAATACTGTTGCGGGTATTGGCTATAATGGAGCGCCGCCCGGTATAAATATAGATTGGTCAAATAGGGACGAGAGAAGAGCAAAGGTTGTACACGCAGAGACAAACGCTCTTCGGTATATTATGCCCAAGGAGTGTTACCTATTGGCGACAACGCTGTTACCTTGCACAGAATGTATCAGAACTATATCAGCATACGGAATAAAAAAAGTTATCTTTGATAATATTTATCAAAAAGATAAATCTGCTCTAAGCTTGGCGCATGAATACGGTGTTGAACTGTATGCCTCGCAACACGCACTAGGAAGAATACCAAAACATGAATCCACACATATTAGATCTATCAACAATTTTTGATATAATTTATCTGGCGAGCATAGTCGTAACCGCTTTATTCGTATGGTTTGAAACTACAGCTTTCGAAGAGTACGCTAAAATACTAGGTGGGTCAAAATTTTTCCTAATCGAAGACTACGAAAAGAAGAAGGAGCTAGACCCAGAGCTTACCTACCTTTATTATTTATCATTAAATCACAATTCATTTTTAACCAGAATGATAACTTGCGTTTATTGTTTGGGGTTCTGGATGACCGTAGTTTTCTGCCTACTAGCGAAAAGTTTCGTATTAATCCCTACGTGCTATATTTTTTCGCTTTTGGTTTATAAATCACTAACTTTTAATAAAAATTAAATATGCACCTAGTCGAGTCATTCTCCCTAAATACCGGTCTTAAAATAGATCAGCCCTATCTATATGATAAATTTGTACCCTTACCGTTTAGATGTGGTTACATTACACTACAGCCCTTTGGCAAATACCCCAGTAGACAATACGACTACTGGAAAGAAGTAATGGAGATACTGAAGCCGGTGCTGACAGACAATAATATTAAAGTAATTCAATTAGGGACAAAAAACGAAAACCCCATACAGGGGTGCTATGACATGCGAGGAAAGACGTCTTTTTCTCAAGCATCGTACCTAATTAAAAATTCATTATTACACTTAGGCATAGATAGCTTTGGTATACATTTTGCATCGGGAGTTAAGAAAAAAATTGTAGGGATTTATTCAAACATGCTACCATCCCAAACTGGACCATACTGGAGTGACAGCAAGGACGTAATCTTACTTGAGCCGCCTAGAGAAAGCCATGAGAAACCAAGCTATAGCATAGAAGAAGACCCCAAGACTATAAATACCATAAAGCCAGAAGATATAGCTAAAAGCGTCTGCAAACTTTTGCGGCTTGAGTATGATTACCCGTATAAAACTTTATATACAGGCAGAGAATATCACGTCAACAAGATAGAGGTGGTTCCAGTTAACTTTATTACAAATCACGTAGAAATGGGAGTAGAATCCATGATCGTTCGTATGGATATGTATTTTAACGAAGAGTCCTTAGAAAGACAACTCAGAATCTGCCCCTGCTCTATCGTTACAGACCAGCCTATTAATGTGAGTTTACTCCAAAAATACAAGTCACGCATAAATGAATACGTGTTTTTTGTGGGTGAAGATACTGACGTAAATTACTTTAAATTACTAAAAACAGCTGGGGTAAAATTTTTCGCCATGAGTAAGCTAGAAGACTCAAAACTAAACAGCATTAAATTAAAGTATCTAGATATAGCTCCTATCATAGCTAAGAAAATTACTTCGAAAAACGACCTGAAAAGCGAACTAAAAGGCAAGAATTTAAATAATATTTATTATAAGAGTAGCTGTCTAACAGTACTAAGGAACGACCTCTATCAGAGTAACGTTTATTTAGAAAATAATCCACCAGTAATGGACGTGAATTGTCTCCCGCCAGCGAAAGTGATCGACCACCCAGACTTTTGGGCAGACCTAGATAATTACTTAATTCTAGAAAAAACTTCTTGACCTATTTTTGGTTATTTAGTATAATCCTTTTATGAAGAAAATCGAAAGAAATGCTGAGGGCTTAATCAAGGACGTAAAATATTCTTTTACAGAAGACGGACTGATTGATTGGAGAAAAATGGTCAAGCCAGAGCATCTCGTGCCGAATAAAGATAGGACAAGTGAAACAGACGTCACAAAACTCAAAGATTATCAATTGATCATTTTGCTTGGGGGAATTAAAGAGCTAGCTCAAATCCGTGGATACACAAACGTTACCTACGATGTAGTTTCGCCAAGTTCAGACTATGTGGCGGCGACCTGTACAATAACTTGGAAACCTAATTACGAAACGGAGAGCGAGCCCGTTGTTTTTTCTGCTATCGGTGACGCTTCGCCTCACAACACAAACAGTTTTGCTCGCAACTTCCTCGGTCCTATCGCGGAAAATAGAGCCTTTGTGCGATGCGTAAGAAATTTTTTAAAGATTAATATTGTAGGCAAGGAGGAGCTTGGCGGCGCAGACGCGCCACCATCCTCAACGAACACCAGTTCTCATACCTCAGACAACTCTATGGACCCGCGTAATATGCTCCAAGCAGTTATGATGGAAAAGGGAGTAAGCTTCGAAAAAATTAAGCAAAAGCTCTTAGGCGAAAAATATGAAAGCGCAGAGTCTATGGCCAGTATCAGTGACATACCCAAGCTAAAAGCTTTTGAATTAATCGAAAGGCTAAAAAAAATTAAGTCAAAAAATTAAAATCCGTGCATGTCGGTTAGACCTCCCGTGACATGGAAAACTACAGGCCTCGAATTTTCTTCGCCCCCTTCGGTAACTACTCTAACTGGAGCGGCGTACCCCGATAAAATATCGGGGGAAATTTCGAAAACAATTTCTGCTTCGTTAGAAGAAATTATCTCGCATGGGAATTCTCCAACCAAGACACGATCAATATTTAAAAAATTATTCCCCCCTATAGTACACTGAGAATGAGCCGTAGCTTTAGCTACGTTTGCCGGCGCGCCCTGCGTGATAGAAAGGGACGAAATGCTGGGTCCACCTCCTTCTAACGCCCCCAGTTTAGCTGAGCCCACCTCATAAGTAGAAGTGACAGCGCCGCCGACTTGATAGCTAGTGTCTTTTTTAGAAAGCACTCCGTCGAGAACAAAAGACCGTTTCGTGACGCTATTTTTATCTTTTAAATTAATTTTAAAATTTTCTTTTATGCCCGTTTGGGGCAAGGATAAATCTGAGCCATACACAGTAATTTTTGAATCTATTTTTTTTCTTCCCCTAGTTACCCCCTGTAGAGCCGTACTGCCCGCATGAAAGACGGGAACTATTTCACACTGGTATGAATAAGACAAACTCTTCACGTTATCTTTAGAAAAACTTTTTCCTCCCTCTATCTCCGCATTAGTCGACCTCAATATTTCTAATTCGGAAGGAAGAATCGTAGACTTAACTGGAGTAAAAGTCCCAGCTACATCTTCGTAAAATTTTATATCTGCTGTAGCAGTCGCAAACGCGTACTGATTCATCGTTAAAGAATAGTTAACTAAATAACCAGAAGATATACTTAAGCCCGCAAATTTAACGGGTATGTGCGTACCGGGTGAGGCAATATAAGTCAAAATCGGATCGGTCCCAACAGAACCGATCCCTTGTTCTGTTAAATAATATTGTAACTTCACAGATCCGCCCCTTTCTTTTGTGTTCTTAATTTCACTAGGAACAGACTTATCAATACTAAAAAGGGGCTCGAGGGGGGCAGAATTATTAATGGATAGAGAAGAGCAGCAGACTTCGGCGTCTCCAATAGCAACTTTAATGTCTTTGTGAGTATAAACAGCCATCTTTTACTTGAATTACATAATTATTTTACACTATTATAGTGTAAATAAGATACAAGGTACAAGGAATAATATGGCATCGATTTATAATATAGGGCCCTATTCGGGGTCAAAAACGTATAATACTAATGATATAGTCAGTCACAACGGCCTTTTTTATTATTCAAAGGCTCAGGACGTATTAAATCTTACTCCAAGCGCGTCTTCAGCGTATTGGGGAGGAACCATAAATATACAAGACGGACTAAGCACTTCTGAAAAGCCTTACTTTTTTTGGGCCTTCTCTTACGGAGCCAATACTCAACACGAACCGAAGGTAGATGTAATAGAATTTGGAGATGGATACAAACAAAGAATAGCTCAAGGGACAAATAATAGTTTGCTTAATTTTCAAGTCTCATTCAATAATAGAAGCGAACAGGAAGCGGCGGCAATACTGCATTTTTTGTCGTCTAAAGAAGGGTACCAATCGTTTTACTTTAAGTGCCCATCCCCCTATTCTGTCATTAAAAAAATGATTTCCCCGAGTTGGTCCAGTACGTTCAATTTTAATAATGATTACAATATCCAAGCGGTTTTTGAAGAGGTATCATAAGTATGGCTGATAAAATCAATACATCGACAGCGCAAAGCACCGTCAAAGACATAAATAAAGAAGCTCACTCTTTAGAGAGCACGGCCATTATAGAGCTTTTCGAAATAGATATATCCGAAATTAAAACGAACCTATCGTTAAACACGAGTTCCACTATACCAGAAGACTACCTAAGATTTCACAACAACGAAACGCTGGGAAATAAAAAAATATACTTTAAGGGCGACACCTATCACGCTATGCCTATCCTGACAGAAGGCTTCGAGGTAGATTCTGGCGGAGAGTTACCCAGACCCTCCCTAACTTTTACCTCGTTAACAGGAATAGCTC